AGCTTGAAATCGGTTAGTTAGCAGTATTACTTAGCTATAGGTCAAGTATAGCATGGGAGCGCGTGGGCCAGCAGCGGTAAAAACTCGTTGGTTAAAACAGCGAGAGTCGCGACGACTTCCTTGGACGCAAAATAGTCAATCGCGCCCGATACGAGTTGCTAAGTTTATTGAGTTTCTACCTATTACAAAAGGTCGGTTGGAAGGCGATCAGATGAAGTTGCTCGCCAATCAGCGGGCGTTTATCGACGATGTTTATGGGGCGAGCGAGCCTCGCATAGCGGTGTTTTCCGAGCCGCGGGGCAACGGCAAAACCGGGTTATTGGCCGGTTTGATGCTTTGCCACTTGCTCGGGCCGGAGGCGGAGCCGCGAGGAGCCTGTTTTTCGGCCGCCATCGATAGGCAGCAGGCGAGCATCATCTTTGACGAGATGGTGGCCATCATCGAGGCTGTACCGGAGTTCAAGTGTCGGGTGAACGTACGCCGCTGGCACAAAATGATTGAGGTAAAGCACGGCGACGGCGAGGGCTCGGTTTATGAAGCGCTCTCGTCCGATTCGCGGCGTGGACATGGGCTGGCACCTTCGTTCTGGTGCTATGACGAGCTTGCCCAAGCCAAAGACCGGCGACTACTCGACAACCTGACGACCGCGATGGGGAAGCGGAAGCGGGCGCTGGGGATCATCATCTCGACGCAGGCGGCCGATAGCGAGCATCCGCTCAGCCAGATCATCGACGACGGGCTGACCGGGACGGATCCCAATGTCCTGGTGCATCTGACGGCGGCCCCGATGGATGCCGATCCATTCGACGAAGCGACGATCCGGGCATGCAATCCGGCCGCGGGGATCTTTCTCGACGAGCAGGTTTTGTTTGACGAGGCGGCGCGGGCCAAGCGCATGCCGAGCTTTGAGAGCGCCTTTCGGAATCTGCGGCTCAATCAGCGGATTGCCGCTGATATGCAGGACCAGTTTATCACTCCGGAAGTGTGGGCGCTTGGGGACGCTCCGATCAACGAATCGCTGTTCACCGATCTGAACCGGCAGGTCTTTGGCGGCATCGATTTATCGGCCCGGCTCGACCTGACGGCGGCGGTTTTTGCCGTCGAGGATGATGACGGCGTCGTGCATCTGATGCCGCGGGCGTGGACACCGGCAGCGTCGGTAGCAGAGCGGACGCTGCGGGATCGGGCACCCTACGATGCATGGGTGAGGGGTGGTCTGATCGAAGCGGTGCCGGGGCCGGCAATCGACTATGCCTGGGTGGCGACCGAGCTGGCCGAGGTCGCGGGCAAGATGCCGTTGACGCGGGTCGCTTACGACCGCTGGCGGATTGAGCTGCTGCGCAAGGAGCTGACGGAGATCGGCGTGATTCTGCCACTCGTCGAGATGGGCCAGGGCTTCAAGGACATCTCGCCGGCCATCGAGGCGTTCGAGGCGCTGGCAGCAGAGGGGCGGATACGGCACGGCGGCCATCCGGTGCTGCGCTGGTGCATGTCGAATTGCGTCATAGCGCGAGACCCGGCCGGCGGCCGCAAGCTCGACAAGGTGAGATCCTTCGGGCGCATCGACTTGGCGCAGGCAGCGGTGATGGCGGTAGGCACCATGAAGGCGTCGACCGAGCCGGTGATCGACGTAAGCGCAATCGTCTCCGGCGGGTTTTCCTGGCGATACGGTAACTAGCGGGCTGCCTTAGCGCGTCCCCTCCCTGCGGGCGAAAATGGTGCTCGCGTTTTTCTTCTGAGGTTCTCGATGCACTACGCACAGCGATCGGCGGCGGCGCCGGATGGCGCGCCGGATCTGTTCGTCATGAGCGACGGCAGCGTCGACCGAACGGGCGACGTGATCGAGCAGGCCGGCTGGGACATCGAGGAGTTTCGCAGCAATCCGATCGCGCTGTTCAACCATGACCGGAACATGGTCATCGGCACCTGGGACGATGTTGCGGTTAAGGGGGGGCGGCTCGTCGGCCGGCTGAAGCTTGCTGCGGAAGGAACGTCGGCGCTCGTCGATACCGTTCGCAGCCTCGTGGCACAGGGTATTTTGCGGGCTGTCTCGGTTGGTTTTCAGCCGAGCGAGAAGCAGCCGCTGAACGACCGGTCCGACAAGTTGTTCGGACCGTTCCGCTTTACGAAATCGAGGCTGCTCGAATGCAGCCTGGTGGCCATTCCGGCCAATGCCAATGCCTTGGCGGTTGCCAAGGGACTTCCGCAAGACGTGCTGGCCGAGGTCTTTCGCAAGCCCGCGATCGAAGGCCCCGGTGCAGCCGCCGCGCTTCATGGCAAGCCCGCCAAACCATCACCCCATCAGGGGATTGCAAAAATGACTGGTACGCTGAGCGCCCGCATCAAGTCGGCGCACGACACACACAACAGCTTGCAAGATCGGCTGCGCGAGATCGTCGGCAAGGAAGAGCCGAGCGAGGACGAAGTGCAGCGGGCTGACGAGCTGCCTGACGAGATCGCTGCCGTGCGTGCCGAGATTACCCGGCTGGAACGCCAGGAGCGGGCGCTCGCGGCAAGTCTCGACGAAGGCAAGTCGGTAGTTGCTGCCGCCGGTTTGCAGGGCGAGATTCTTGTTCCGGAGCGGCGGCCGTTTGCGCTGCCGAAGCAGAAAGAGGTCGAGGCGCCCGAATATCTTTTTAGGGCGCTGACGGCCTGGACGACGCAAACGGGCTCGCACGAGGCAATCGAAAACGTGCTGCGCGAGCGCTACCGGAACGACGAGAAAGTGATGGCGGTGCTCAAGGCGGCCGTCAATCCGGCACAGACGACCGTCGCCGGCTGGGCTCAGGAGCTTATCCAGACAGCCAATCAGGGCTTTCTCGACCGGCTGCTCCCAAGCTCGATCTATCCGACCCTGTCGAGCCGTGGCTCGAAATACACGTTCTCGAACTCGGCCGGGATTATCAAGATCCCGACGCGGACGACGACGCAGACGCTGGCCGGTGCCTGGGTGGCCGAGGCCGCACCAAAGCTGGTCAAGCGGCTGTCGTTCTCCAGCATCACGTTGAATCCGTATAAATTGGCGGTCATCTCGACCTTTTCCGAGGAGATGGCGGCCTACAGCACGCCGGCCATTGAAGGCATCATTCGGGAGGCAATGGGCAACGATACCGGCATTGCGCTTGATACCTTCATCATCGATGCCGTGGCGGCCTCGGCGGGGGTGCGTCCGGCCGGCTTGCTCAACGGCGTGACACCGATCACGGCCTCGGTACTGACGACGGCAACCGACAAAATGATTGCCGATCTGAAGGCACTGGTCGGGGCGCTCGTGGCCGCCGGCTCGACCGGCGACAATATCGTGATCCTCGTCAATCCAGCCCAAGCCATCAGCATGAACTTCGCCATGACCACGACCGGCGATTTCCTGTTCGATGGCCCCGCCGGAGCCGGTCAGCGCTTCGGTGTAACCATCCTGGCAAGCTCGACGGTGGCGGCGGGTCGCGTCATTGCCATCGACTGCAACGAACTCGCCACGGCGACCGGCGATACGCCAAGGTTCGCAATATCGAACGAAGCAACGCTGCATGAGGAAGACACGACGCCGCTGGCCATCGGCACTACCGGCTCGCCGGCTACTGTCGCGGCTCCGGCCAGGTCACTTTTCCAGACAGACTCGATCGCCATCCGGCTGACGCTGTATGTGAGCTGGGCAATGCGGCGGACGGGCTTTGTTCAGACCATAGCTGCGGTTACTTGGTGACTTGAACATACTACTAATAGAGGCAACCTGTCCGGACAGGTTGCCTCTTCAAAGGGAGGCAATATGCCCACCGATCTCAATTCGATGAGCCTGCCGACCGGCAGCGAGTACGAAGTCTTCGATCCCGCGAACGCCTGGCCGGATGCGCCGAGCAGAATTGTCGTCCAGACCAACAAGATGCGTGGCGGAACCTATCAAATTGGCACCGGGGAAACCGGCAGCCATTGGATCCGCAGCTATGCCGGAGGGGCATGGACCGAATGGCAGGAGCTCGTAGAGCCGCCGCCACCGGAGGCGGATACGGCTTCGGCCGAATCCGATGACGAGGACGACGGCGACGAGGCGTCGGACGAATACAAGACGACCGATATGAAGCCCAAGCGCGGTCCAGGCCGCCCGCGCAAATACTGATGGGCTTTGCCTCGGCGCTGTCGCGCATCGTCCAGCCTCTGACGAAGGCGAATCCGGCCGGCGAAGCCAACTGGCGCGCCGGCCCGTATACGGTTAATGGCGGATTTCTGCCCTATTCGAGCGTGCCGTGGAATTTCTGGCAGAGCGACATGGACCCCGTGTCCATGCCGTCCTGCTCGATCGTCGAGGCGTGCATCTGGGCTTACATCCGGGCGCTAGCTCAATTGCCTGGATACCATCGGCGCGACCGGGACGATGGGGGCGTGGAGACCGTCACGACATCGGCGCTGTCACGACTGCTGCGGACGCCGAATAGTTACCAGACATCGAGCGACTTCCTCGTCCATTTGATCCGCAGCCTGCTCCTCAACGGGAATTCCTACTGGCTGGCGCAGCGCAACGCGCGCAACGAGGTCGAGGCGTTGCACTGGACCGACCCGCGGCAATGCCGGGTGCGCGAGGTGCCGATCCGCGATCAGGCATTCGCCGAGATCTTCTATGAGATCGGCCCCAATCCGCTGCTTGAGCCGAACGTGTTCGGCACGCGTGCCATGGTTATCCCGGCGCGGGATGTTCTGCACATCAAGTTGGCTACGCCGCGGCATCCGCTGATCGGCGAGACGTGGCTCTCGGCGCTCGCTTACGAGCTCGGCACCCGCGCTGGCATCAATCAGGGGGCGGCGAGCTTCGCCGCCAATATGTCCCGGCCGAGCGGCATTCTGACTACCGATATGAATCTGAGCGCCGCCCAGGTCGGGCAATTGCGCGAGGCGTGGAAGGCGCAGTCTTCCGGCATGAACGCCGGCGGCGTGCCGCTGTTGACCATGGGTGTTAAATTCCAGCCGATGTCGGTCAGCAACGAAGACGCGCAAATCGTCGAGCAGCTGAAATTGAACGACAGGACGGTCGCCGCCGTATTTGGAGTGCCGGGCATCATCCTCGGCATTACCGAGGGCGGAACAGCGCGGTCCGCCGAGGCGGTGATGACCGAATGGCTGGCGAGCGGGCTAGGCTGGCTCATCAATCATATCGAAGTCAGCATCGACAGCTTCGTCGGGCTGAACACAGTGACGGC